TTGAAAATCAACCTGAACCAGAGCCTGAACCAGAGCCTGAACCAGAGCCAGAACCTGAGCCAGAACTAGAGCCTGAACCAGAGCCTGAACTAGAGCCTGAACCAGAGCCTGAACCAGAGCCTGAACCAGAGCCTGAACTAGAGCCTGAACCAGAGCCAGAACCTGAGCCTGACATTGACGACGGAGATAATGATGACGATGGCCGTTTAAACCTTACAGACGACAGTACTCCTACTGATACTGGTCCAAATGAAGGAGACCCATGTGAAGCCGCTAACGGCGAAGCAGGGACTGTTAGAGACGGTATTTGTTTTCCAAACGTAGTTTTACCAGAACAGCAGCCAGAGCCAGAACCTGAGCCAGAACCTGAGCCAGAACCTGAGCCAGAACCAGAGCCTCAACCTGAGCTTGTGCCTGAATCTTGTAACGATCCTAACGCAACTGTAGCAGAGGACGGAAGTTGTGGCCCTTGTAAAGAAGGGTTTACTATCGACATTGAAACCGGCCTGTGTTTTGCAGACAGTGTTGAAAATACATGCCCTAACGGCGCTTCTGACTATCCTTTATGTACTGAGTGTGAAGACGGTTCTAGGCCAAGCGACCACGAAGAAGGAAACTGTGGTTTACCAATAAGTATAGCTCCAGAACCTGAGCCAGCACCTGAACCAGCACCAGAGCCAGAGCCAGAACCTGAGCCAGAACCGGAACCTGAAGAAGGAGGCTCCGGTGGTGGCGGCGGGGGTGGCGGTGGCCGCAGCGGAGGAATGCTTACTGGAGTTCCAGACTGGCAACGACAACCGTTTGCTGCTGTAGAGTACAGAGCACCAACAAGAGCAATAGACGTTTTAAACCAGTTTGTTGAAAATGAAATCAAAAGCTCGCTAATACAAGAAGACAAGCCAAAAGGTCTTTTCTCTTAATTACCAAGGACTTTTAAATGACCTATTTAAATATAGTAAACAATGTACTACGTAGGATGCGTGAAGACGAAGTAACGTCTGTGCAAGAAAGCACCTATAGTAAAATGGTAGGGGACTTTGTAAATGACGCTAAGAGAATTGTAGAGGACTCTTGGGACTGGTCGGCGTTGCGTACTACATTAACAATTACAACAACTGCTGATGTTTTTAACTACGTACTAACCGGTAGTCAAAACAGAATCAAAGCTCTAAATGTTATCAACGACACTGCTAACTTGTTTATGGAGTACCAAACGGCAACATTCTTTGATGAAGCTTACTTGATTTCTGATGCTCGCAAGAGTGCTCCTAAGTACTACACGTACAACGGTGTTGACGACGATGGTGACACTCAGATTGACATTTATCCAATTCCTGACAAAGAGTACACCATTCGGTTTAACTGTGTCAAAAGAACGGGTGATTTGTCCGCTAACGACGACCGACTTACGATACCTAACATGCCCGTGTTGCACTTAGCTATTGCTTTGTTAGCCCGTGAACGTGGAGAAACTGGTGGTACGTCTGCTGCTGAGTACTTTAAGATTGCTGAAAACTACATGTCTGATGCTATTGCTTTAGACGCTCAAAAGCATCCAGAAGAAGTAATCTTCTATACCCCTTGAGGTAAATTATGGCACAACAACTTAACAGTATCAATCTTGTTGCACCGGCCTTTAAGGGAATCAATACAGAAGATTCTCCGTTGCAGCAAGACCCTTCGTTTGCAGAGATTGCAGACAACGCTGTAATTGACAAGCGTGGGCGTATTGCTGCACGTAAAGGCCATGACGTTGTTACAACAAACAAGACTGCACTAGGTACGGCTGCTCTTAGGGCTATTCAAGAATTTAAAGACGACGCTGGAAACACCAAAGTTTTTTCTGTTGGCAACAATAAGATCCTTAGTGGTACTACAACCTTAGCCGACGAAACTCCCGGTAGTTATACAATTAACGCTGACAACTGGAAGATGGTTAATTTCAACGACAAGATCTATTTCTTTCAGCGTAGTTTTCAACCTTTAGTCTATGACAACGCAGGAGGCTCTGTAGTCACGCTCAGTAGCGTTTCTGGTGCAGCGGGTGTTACTAGTGCTATGTACGGTAACGAGGTTCTAGCGGCCTATGGAAGACTTTGGACGGCTGACTTTGGTGCCGACAAGTCTACTATTTATTGGACTGACCTTTTGATAGGCCATGACTGGTCTGGAGGTACTAGCGGTTCTATTGACATTTCTAAGGTATGGCCTGACGGTCACGACGAGATCGTAGCGTTAGCGGCGCACAACGGCGCTTTGATTATCTTTGGTAAACATAGTATTGTTGTTTATGAAGGTGCTGAAGCACCAGCGACAATGGCATTAGCAGACACTGTAGCAGGAGTCGGTTGTGTTGACCGTGACACTGTACAGCACACAGGTACTGACGTGTTGTTCTTGTCACATACAGGCCTAAAGAGCTTCGGTCGCACTATACAAGAAAAGTCAATGCCTATGGCTAACTTGTCTAACAGCATTACTAAAGACATTATAAATTTGTTGCAAAACGAAGTTTCTTTTTATAGGACTGTTTATAGCCCAGAAGAAGGTTTTTATCTATTAACTTTTGTAGGTCAAGACGTAACCTATTGTTTTGACGTAAGGGGTACACTAGAAAACGGCTCTTATCGTGTTACTCGTTGGCCCGGCACTAGTTTTACGTCTTATGGTAGGCTTGAGAACGGTAAGCTGTACATAGGCACTACAGAAGGTATTAGCGAATACACAGGTTACAGCGACAACGGAACAAAGTACAGGTTTAAGTACTACAGTCCGGGGTTGACCTTTGGTGACCCGTCTATGCTAAAGAGAGTCAAGAAGATTAGGCCAACACTGGTAGGCGCTAATAGTGCTACAGTATTTCTTAAGTGGGCCTATGACTTCGACACATTCTACAGAACTGCAGAGTTTACTGTAGGAAACCAACAACCTGCTTTCTACAACGAAGGCGAGTTTAACGTGGCAGAGTTTACTGGTGGTGAACTAACGTCACGTAGAGCAGTCAACGCTACAGGCGGTGGCGGAGTTATTAACATAGGTCTGGAGGCAGACATAAATGGTTTTGCATTGTCTCTTCAAGAAATTAACGTATTAGTTTTAAAGGGTAAAGTACTATGAGCAACTACAGTAAAACTACTGACTTTGCCGCTAAGGACAGTCTACCTTCTGGAGACAGCGGTAAAATCATAAAAGGCGCTGAGTTTGAGACGGAGTTTGACGCTATCTCTACAGCTATTGCTACGAAGGCAGACACAGCATCACCAACATTCACAGGGACAGTAACAATACCTGCATTGACATTTAACGGTACGCTGTCAACAGGAACTATTGACGGAGGTACATACTAATGCCAGATTTTTTAGCAGAACTTTTAGGTTTAGGTGGTGGCGCTGCTTTATTAAAAGAAGCATACGACAAACTAGGTGCAACTGGACAAGAAGCTTTTGAACGCTTTGGAGAAGGATACACTGATCCTGAAACAGGGGAGTTTACTCCGGGCCTTGCTAGTGAATTATCAGGAATGTTGGAGTTTCAACCGTACACAGTTACTTCAGCCACTGGTGGTCAATTTGGCATGGCTACTGACCCTACTACAGGTCAGACGCAGTACAACCTTTCGTTGTCTCCTGAAGAGCAAGCTTTGCAACAACAGCTTTTACAACAGGCCCAAAGTTTTTACGGACAGGCTGCAACACCTTCTGCAGAACTAGAGGAGAACGTGCTTAACCGAATGCGTGAACTTCGTGCGCCAGCAGAAGAACAAGCCAGAGCAGACTTAGAACAACGTCTAGCAGCACAAGGACGCTTAGGCACACGCACGAGCATGTTTGGCGGTACTCCAGAACAGCTTGCGATGGCTAAAGCACAGCAGCAAGGGGAGTCTGCAGACATCCTACGTGCAATGGAGTTTGCAAGAGCAGACCAAGATCGACAACAACGACTTGGCTCAGGTATGCTAGAGGCTTCTTACTTACCACAAGGTCAGTTGTTAGCTGCGCTACAGCCGGGAATGACTACAGCAGAACGTCAGCGTCAGTCGGTGTCTGAACAAGCACAGACCTACGGTGAAACTTATGCTTCAGCTATTAACGCACTGCTTGCTGCTTCACAAGGTCAAGCAAGTTTGTATGGGAACTTAGGCTCTGGCGTAACTACTGCAGCGGCTAAAGGCCTCTTTTCTATCTAACAAGGGAGAATAAAAATGCCACAGATATCATCAACAGTACTCCAAGGGCTAGCACAGCCGTCCTTTGGTAGGGGCATGTTTGATTTAGGTTCTGCCCTTGGTGGAATACCGGGACAACGCAGAGAAAAACAAAAGCAAGAGAAGTTTAACGAGATTATGAAACTAGGTCAAGCTGCAATGGCTCAAAATGATCCTGTTAACTTGTCTCGTGTTGCACAACAACTAGCTGCTCTAGGTTACACCAAAGAAGCGCAACAGTTTTCTACTGCGGCACAACAAGCAGAACAAAAAATGAAACAAACAGAAGGCGCACAAGGACTTATGTCTGCTATTTCTGGTGAAACGGGTTTTACTCCTGAAGTAGAACAAAGTCTTATTGTTTCTGGTGTTACTCCTAGTCAAATTCTTGCAGGTAAAGAGGAAAGAAGATCTCAAGAAGCAAGAAAAAATGAAAAAGACGCACTAGGTTCTTTATCGTCTGCTGCTTTAATTAAGTCCGCTCAAAATAAAGACCCAGTAAGTTCTGAAGCTTACGTTAGGTCTTTGATTGATACGCAAGATGTTACAGGGTTAAGAGAATTTTTAAGTAAACAAAAAGATGTTGGTGGAAGTAAAGCAGCTCCTAGTATTCGTTCTATTTTTAATGCAGAAAAAGGCTACAACGAAGACGTTGCTGTTTATCGAGACGATGAGGGTGAAATAGTAACACAAACAATAGGTAGGAGCGAAGTAAAAGACAAAGGTTCTCGTAATGGTCGTTTAGATACTGCTACAGGCATGAAAATTTATGCTTCTGCGGTAGAGAAAGCTGATAAAGCTACTAAAGAAACAAACGAACTTAGAGAAATATTAAGGCAAGCTGAGGATTTAGCGGGAGTACCTTTAGGCGGTTTGCCCGGCAAGGCTAGAAACTTTCTGATTTCTGATGTTGCTGGTTTAGCTGACAAATACAGTTACTTAACAACTAAACTGAACAAACAACAAATGATGTCGGCCATTGCTTTACTACCTCGTGGCCCTGCTTCGGACAGAGACGTTGCTTTGGCTTTAAACGCCTCCCCTAACTTGAATGACTATAACGCAGAAGAACGCATAAGTATTTTAAGGGGAATGGTAAAACTTCAAGAAGCCCAAGAAAGATATGCACAAGAACGCAGAGCTTACATAACACAAACAGGTGATCCTCTAGCACTTGGTTACGAGGAGTACTCGCAAGCTACGGGTTTAAGCGAGCAAAGAATTGCTTTTGAGCAAGATTATTCTGCACAAGTGAATACTCTTAAAGACTTGCTAAGAGCGTTGCCTGAAGATTCAGTAGCGGCTGAACAAGCCTTAGAAGTAATAAGACAAGTAGAAAGTGATTTTATAAAACAAAAGAAATTTCCTACAAGCTATTTGTCAATGCTTGAAAATGAAACTAGCGCGGTACAGCAGTGGCAAAAAGTTAAAAAATCTAACGACATTCCTATTTCACTTCTTTAAGGAGAGTCAAAGTGGCTTTACGAGACATATACATTAGGGACGAAGAAACGTCTACACAAGAAACAGCGGTTACTGATCCTTCTTTAGACGAATTTAGAATGCTTGTTCGTCAGAGACTAGAAGAGGCCGCCGACCAGACAGAGGTTCAAAACCTAGAAAAATCTGATGCGTACGTACGTGAAACAGGATGGACAGATGAGGACTCCGTACTAGCTGCTCAACGATTTTTTTCAAGTGCTGCATTAGGCTGGGGAGATGAGGCTGTTATCTGGACAGGATCTTTATTAGACTCAGATGAAGAAAACTCAACCCAAGAATTGTACAACAAAAGAAAAAAAGAATACGACGAAAGGCAACGGTCTTTTGCTGAGAGAAACCCAAAAGCAGCTATGGCAGCGGACATTGCGGGTGGGTTTTTAACTCCTGCTGTTGCTCTACGTGCAGGAACTACACTAGGCCGTGTTGGTCTTTCTGCCGCAGAAGGCGCTATTTATGGCGCTGGTGCTGCTGAAGAAGGTGAGAGAATGTCTGGGCTACAGTCAGGCGCTATGTTTGGTGCCGGGGGTACTGCTGCTTTTACTCTCGCAGGTAAAGCAGGTTCTCAACTGTACCGACGAAGGGTTGACGGAGACTTAGTAGACATTGATGGAGACTTTGTTCCTTTAACACTAGCTGCTAGTAAACCTGACGGGGTTGAAGGAACTATCCACACATTCTATAGAGATATCGTTGCCCCTTCTTTTGGAGGCAAGGGGGTTATTAGGTCACAAGAACAAAAAATAATAGGCAAGGTAGACGACTTGCTTGAAAGCAAAAAAACTTTTGATAAACAGTTAAACGCCGGTTTAAAAGAAGCAGAACAAAAAAGCAAAGAAGCAATGACGGACGCCCTACAAAAAACAAGGGACGAGCTAAAGGACAGCCAAAGGATTGTCAGGGAGTCAGCAGGTAAAAAAGGAGCGTCTTTACAAAGTAAACTCAGCGCTTTTCAATCTAAGAAGCCAGAAGAAATCGCCTCTAAAGCGCTTAAGTTAACAAATGACGCTCTTGATTCTTCTAATCTTAACTTTAGACAAGAAGTGTACGCACGTTCTATGCCAGCAGGAGCTACGTTAGAAGACTTAGCACTTGTGTCTTCTAAGCAAACTCCGGGAGAAGCCGCTAAAGAAATAGACAAGCTTTGGAACCAAGTTGGTTATTCCATGATTAAAGGAAAAAACATTAGGTTCAAAAAGAATGAACTTGAACAAGCTATCAAGGAACGCATAGAAAAAAGTCCTTTCCTTCAAGTAGACGTAATAAGTACTGACCCTGTTATGAAAATATTTAATAGGGTTGTTGACGACGTTCAAGCTTTTAAAGACAAGAACAGTAGAATAACTGGAGAAAAGGCTTCTGAAATTCGTGCTGAGTTAGGTTCTTTAGCTTATAGAGCACCTAACGATCAAGTTAAGTTTTCTCTTTATGGTTTACAGAAGGAGTTAGACGAGATTATTAAGAGTCAGTTAACTCCTAAGCAACTTAAGGCTTTTAACCGTGAAAGCGACAAGTGGAAAACTACCGTTATTCTTCGTGACGCCATTGAAAAAACACAAACAGGATCTAAACGAGGTGCTTTTGATGTGAGTGACTGGATCTCCTCTGTAAGTCGTAATAACAAGTGGGATAATCGTTACGCAGCAGGGCCTCTTAATCAGAAGGCAAGAGAGCTTGAAATAGATCACAAGGCTATTGAGAAGTCTATCGCAAGAAGAGCTAAAACTGTTGCTATGCAAAAAGCAAAAAACATAGAAAAAACTATTGTTGCTCATAACAAAGAATTAAAAAGTAAGTTAAGCAGATTAACAACCGAAAACGACCAAAAGAAGTTACGAATCAGAAACAACCCACAATTTGCTGAAGACATTGCAAGAAACAGCAAGCAAATTGAACAAACAACTTCTGAAATAAAAGCAATAGAAAAGGAACTAAGTAAACTAAATCAGTTAAAAGCTTCTTCAAACCCCGGTTGGTTTTATACTATGGCTGCTAGTGGTACGTTAGGTGGTTTTATGGGAGGGCCTTTAGGCGCTGGAGCAGGTGTTGCAGGGGCGTACGCTGCAGGACAACTTGGTGGAAGAGCGTTAGCTAAACCTAGTGTTCAAAAGGCAATTGCTGGACAACTGCCGTCTCAACAGAAGATTCAACAGTTGATTGCTGCAGATAAAACAGGAAGAACTGTAGAAGCTCTTGAAAGGGCAGGAGGCACCATAGCTACTCGTGGGATGTTAACGCAATAAAAAAGGGGCCGAAGCCCCTGTAGTTTACAACTCGCAGTTATTGCCTGTACAAGCTAACTGCTGTGACCCTTCTGTCATGTCAGAGTTCTCAGAGATGTTCCAATCAATCGTCTCTGGGAATTCCTCCTTAAGCTTCTTATAGGTCTCTAAGTCTATGGGTTCATAAGGAGCCTGTTGGTACGTATGTTCGGAATAAGGGAGGAACGACACCCCACTAATCTTGTCGAACTTGTTGTACAACCACTGGCCTACCTCAAGAAATTCATCATCACGGTAGTAGCATGTCATGGACGGCTTATGCTCACACCAAAAGTCCTGATAAATCTCCCATAGCTCAAGTTGTTCCATTGCACCCATCTCAGAGGCCACCACAGCCCCATCAGGGGATTTTATAGGGAAGCTGAATACCTTAGTAGTGGGTGACATTACGTCGTCCTCTACAGGGATTCCAGCCTCTTCAAGGACGGAGCAGAGTGGGTCTCTGGCGTCTGCTCTGACTCGTCTAATATACTGATCTGAGTATCTAGGGTGGATACCACTAGCAGAATCAACCAACTGACTAACAGTACCGGAAGGCTTAACAGCAGTAATGGCAGTGCTAACATTGATACCAAGACGACCAGCCCAAACTGCGTTAGTCTTAACAGCTTCTTCTTTAAGCTCAGTAAGCCATGTTTTGAGGACACCTTTATCCCTCCTTCCTGATAGTGTTGGGTGGTCCATAATACCCGTTAGGCTAACACCCAGTAGTGCTTCCTCTTCGGTGTTCTTCTGCCATACCTTACGTAGGTAACGGAAGTCAGTCAAGGTAGCCTGTAGAGTTCCAAGGATAGACGCA